CTCGATTTCTTCAAAGGTAGTGCAGGGCGGTTCGACGGCCATTGTAAATCCCATGGCCACAAACCAAGCATCCAGCCCACCTGAGAAACGCACTAAATCACTTTTCTCCATAATAACCACACAATCATCGCCATTATTAGCCAGGGACAATCTAACATTGATCTCCTTAGCATAAGCGTGAATAAGACAACACATGATGATACAATTACCAAGACTAGTATTCATATCACCACTCATCCTCAGCGCCCACATGGAATACTCCAACCAACCATCCGAGCAATAGCCTTTGCATTGGTTGTAGCGCTGCATGGCCAGTATGCTACGCAACCAACGCCGGTATCTCGGACGAACACACGCCAAGTAGACACCATGCTCCCAATCTAAAGCGGGAAGAGAGACATGCTGATCAAACCTACTGGCATCCAACCCCACTGCTACAGGGTGTCGGTAAGTATCCCATTTGGTGAACATGAGGCGACCCATATCCATAGCATTCATACCCTTCATAACGACCCTATCACCAAATAACCTGCCCAAAGCCTGGAAGATCTTATCCTCCATTGGTCTTAAAAACCGACCAAGTTCCACATTGTACCTAGGGCTACGTGGGCTTACAACCCTAGGTACAGGATCAGCTTTACGGGTGAAGTCACACTTCTCGTATTTGACGAACACCTTCAAGTGTGCATCGCTGACATCAAGGCTCCTCCGCAAGAGACTTGACCGCGCGTCCTCGTAGATTTTGCGCTTGCGGCCCCGGAACGTATCAACAAATTGCCGATAGTTCATCGGGGCGGTCGTGGGCAAAAACCTACTAAGACACCCCATGGTACTATTCATCGTACCAAAGAAATGCGCTCTATTAGGCCTAGGTGGTGGACCGAACGCATTGTTTTTCTTCACATAAAACACGCGCTCCAACACCGCCCTAGTAAGAGTATCTAAGTCATTTGTGAAACCAAAAAGTTTCACATCAGGGGAAAGTCCAGACACTCGAATGGCTCTCCTCTGTTTCACGGGTCCCCATTGTTTATGCACTCGCAAGTCGGGGTGGGCTGGGGCACTGGAC